CTGACTGGCCCAATTAACTATAGATGGGCCCATATCCTTAAAATTCATAAAGACCAGTAAATAGTCTTTCATCACTTGTCCGAGCCACATTAATGGCCTGTCACTATCAGTGTAAATGATAGATTTCATAGCTGCTGCCACGTCGTTGCCCACTTTCGGAACAACAATAGTTCCCATTTGAGATACATTGGAATTTTTGACAGCTGTTGTTAGTGATGTTTGAATTTGTGGAGTGAATAATCGAACAGTATACTCCACGTATAATTCTCCTAATGATGTTGTAGTAGCGGGCGTGTTTTGAGAAGCTACAAAGAAATTACCAACATCATAAGTCTTAATATCAGATTTGTCTGGAGCGGCAACCGATCTAACATATCTTTGTATTCCAAATTTATGTAAGTTCTTACTACGTGATGAGTATCTAACGTTGTCCCATGGTGAACATCTGACAGCATGCTGATTAGCCATAAGAATAGCTTTGTCTGCTGGCGCGACATCGAGTGCATCGAAATCAACTGCCATCATAACGGAACCAGAAGTCGTAGTATTGCAAATGGGTTGATAGACAAAATCCAGACGATCGAAGATATAAGACTCAAACCGAGCAGCAATTTGCGACAGCCAGGGGAACGAACTTGCCAAACCAGGATTGATAGGAGTAATACTAACACCAAACCCAGAGTTAGCTGAAGTAACGTCCTTGATATACTCCCTGTGAGTGACAATAAAGGTCTCGCCACTCTGACGCATTGATGGCTTAGTGTTGATGCTGCGGATTGAACGCGATGTCGGAGCATTGACAATTGTTTGTGGAGAATCTCCTTTATGCTTGTTCTTCGAGTTGTTTATTTTGCGATTACGTTGTTTACGTTTGTTCTTGATATCGTTCAAGTTGTTTTGATTATTTACCTTTAATAACGCTTTGGGCATTTTGTTATTAGGTTAATTTTTGTGAAAGTTTTTATATTTTTTAATGAAATTGATGAGTTGGGTCTCTCCAATTTGGTTCCCGGCAAGAGTTGTTTCCCATTCTATCTGCTCAGAAGGCGTTATATCAAACGCTATTGAGAAACTCATTCTAGTTTCTAGACTTATCTCCTTAATAGTAATTTCAACATTACCTGATAATTTAGCCGGGGTCTTATCGACACAACCTAGTGGTTTAACTTTAGAATTTATCAATTTGATAGCAAATGCCTGTAAAATTGGTACGCCTTGGTTTGTTGCTAATTCGCATAAACCAATACCACCCTTATACCTCTCCAAGCACGGTAGATATTCGAAAGGACATACGCTCGATCTAGACATTGTCCTTATAGGATCTTTTATCATAGTATATCTACCACCCACCATCACAGGGCTACATTGGCAAAACGAAATCTTCTCGAATTCATATGCCACTCTATCAATTTTTGATTCCATGTTATAGACTTCAAAATTCTTTAGCAACTCAACTTCGGTGACTTTATCATAATCCTGTTTTTCCATGATGACAACACTATCATCTCCATTAACATGTATTTTACATCTTTTTCCCATCACTTTCCTCAATATTAAATAATTTATTAGGGAATTACCATCAGATGTAGTATACTCACCGCTCATCCTAGTTCCTAAAACTTTATACCTAATGTTATATTTTGTTCTGCCCTTATTTTCGCATTGACTCATCAACAAATTCTTGACGAGTTCAGCTAGATCATCATCCAAATATTCCTTGGCTAAAGTAACCCAAAATACCCTTTCAACAGATAATAGTTCCCAACAAACGTGAGCATCGAATTTAGAGTGATCAATGCAAACAGCTATTGGCTTGACAAACGAATTCCAAGATTCTTGAAATACCGCTGCCATTTCAACTTGGGTCCTCCCTTTCATAAATATTGATTTGATCTCTTGTCCGCTTGAAAACTTATTTGACCCTAACATTGCTTTAGAAAATGGCCACAAGAGCCTTTTCAAGGTATATAAGTATTCAAATGATCTATGTTGTATCATTCTAGGTGCTTTCTCAAATAGTTTATCATATTCAAATTTTTCAAATTTTACAAATG